ACGAGGCGGTGCGTTGGGCCTACCGCGAGGAGCTGCCGAAGGCGCGCGGGGGGGCGGAGTTCATCGCGCCGGCGTACCTTGCGTCTCCGGGTGCGGTAGTGGACGCGGTAGCCTCGCTCTGGTGCCTGCCGGACAACCGGTACGGGGTCGTGATCGATCCGTCGTCCGACGACGAGCCACACGCCGACGCGGTGCGCATCCACGAAGCCGTGAGCGCGCTGGATGACGAGACCGTCGAGGTCGATCCGGACTGGATGCCGCCGGAGCTGGTGGGGTTGGGTGCCGAGGCCGTGGACGCTGTGGCGCGGGCGCTCGAGCTGATCACGGCGGCGAGCCCAGCCGGCGGGCGCGTGATGCGGGTCAGCCCGTCGGGGATCGTCCGGACGGCCGCGATCCTCTCGCCGCCGGACGGCTCGATGGAGACGCCGGTGCTCCGCCCGGTCCAGGCCTTCGGGAAGGACAGGTGGTTCCGCCGGGTGTTCGTCGAAACGGAGGCGGGCGGCTTCGAGGCGGAGGTGGACGGCCGAGACCGGAAGACCCGGCGGCCCTATCCGGACGCCTATCGGAAGTACGTGCTCGACCCCGATCCGGTCGACGCACTGGTCGCCCGCGCCCGCTACCAGGTCTGGCGATCGGCGATGGACCTTCTCCACGCCACCCTCGCCGGAACGCTGGAAGGGATCGAGCTCTCGACCTGTCGGGCCCCGTGGGCGCCTTGGGCGCGGCCCGGCGAGCCGGCGCGCGAACTCGCCGACCTGACCCGCCCGGCGAATCGCTGCGCGCCTGACAAACGTCGCACTGTGAAAAACGCGAAAACCCCTTGCGTGCGCCAGCCGCTTGGTGGATAACAGGCACGGGTCAGAAGGCAGAAACGAACCCCGGGCGCTCGCAGCGGCCGGGGTTTTGCTTTTCGGAGGGGCAGGTGGGTCGACTGAAGACGCTCGGCGGGTTGGTGCCGACCGCGTCCACGGCCATCGCCATCGTGCCGCCGAAGACCGCCGACAGCTACTACCACTCGGCCGAATGGCAGGGACTGCGCTCGGCCTGCCTCGTCCGCGACGGGTTCCGATGCCAGCTCGCCTTGCCGGGGTGCACCGGGCGGGCGACCATCGCCGACCACGTGATCAGCCGCCGGGCGGGCGGACGTGACGAGCTCGCCAACCTCAGGGCCGTCTGCCGGGCCTGCGACAACCGGGTCAAGGAGGACCACCTCGGCCGCCGGCGCGGAGGCTGAGGGGAGGGGGGGCGGATCTCTGGCCGGCCGGGGCCCCCGACCGGCTGGGGACACATTCAGGGATTTTTCGGCGGATTTTGGCCAGAACTTTTTTTGGAGCAACACCATGTCTCGCGGGCGGAAAGGACGTTCGGCGATCCGGCCGGCGCGCTCTTCCGCGCCGAAGTGGCTCGTCGATGGTGTCGCACGACGGCTGTGGAAGTCCCTTCACGACGACCTGACCGCGGCGCGCTTCCTCGCAACGACCGATCAGGCGGCCCTCGGCCGCTACTGCCAGTACATGGCGGACTGGATCGCGTTGACGGAGCAGATCCGTCGCGAGGGGTGGACCTACACGACCTCGTCGGATCACGTCGAGGAGATGAAGCGACCGAACCCGGCGGTGCGCTTCCGGCGCGAGGCGGAGACGGCACTGTCCTCGCTCGAAGATCGGCTCGGCCTCAACCCACGGTACCGGCATGCGATCACTGCCGCGCTCCTTGCAACCTCGGTCGCGCCCCGGACCCTCGACCTTCTCTCCGACGAGGAGGCCGCGCCTGGTCGTATGGCCGCGCCGGACGTGGCGGCCGAGTGGGAATCGATCCTGACCCCAACGGAGCGGGCACACTGAGATGTGGGACACGAGTTGCAGGGACTGGCGGGAGCGTATCCGCGCCGGCCGATCCCTCGTGCCCGCTCTGCCGCTGAACGAGGCCGCGGCCGATCGTGCGGTGAAGGTCTTCGACCGGCTGCGTCTCGCTGACGTTCCTGGCAACCCCACGCTGGCCGAGGCAGCGGGGCCCTGGTTCCGGGACATCGTTCGGGCCCTGCACGGCAGCATGGACCCGGCGACACGCACCCGCCGAATTCGCGAGCTGTTCCTGCTCGTGCCGAAGAAGAACTCGAAGACAACGAACGGCGCGCTGCTCATGCTGGCGAGCCTGATCGTCAACACGAGGCCGAATGGCGAGTTCCTGCTGGTCGGCCCAACCCAGAAGATCGCCGACCTCGCGTTCGACCAGGCCGCCGGCGCCATCGCGCTCGACCCCTACCTGCAAGAGCGGATGCACGTGCAGTCGCACCTAAGCCGGATCACCTACCAGCCGACCGGTGCGACGCTCTCGATCAAGAGTTTCGATCCGAAGATCGTGACCGGCTCGAAGGCGGCCGGGATCCTGCTCGACGAGCTGCATGTCGTCGCGTCCGGCAGCGAGGCCGACCGCGTCATTCGCCAGCTGCGCGGCGGGATGGTCTCGCAGCCGGACGCCTTCATGGCGATCATCACCACGCAGTCGGAGCGCCCCCCCGCGGGAGTGTTCAAGGCCGAGCTCGAGCGGGCGCGGGCCGTCCGCGACGGTGACCGATCGGACCCGTTCCTGCTGCCAATCCTCTACGAGTTCCCGGAAGACATCGGGATCTGCGAGCCGGGGCCGGACGGCCTGATGCCATGGGAGGACCCCAAGGTCTGGCACATGGTGACCCCGAACGCCGGCCGCTCGATCACGGTCGAGCGACTCATCCCCGACTATCAGTCGGCGAAGGCGTCCGGCCTTGAAGCCCTGCGCGGCTGGGCATCGCAGCACCTGAACGTCGAGATTGGTCTCGCCCTGAGGGCGGACCGCTGGGCGGGCGCGAACTGGTGGGAGCGGCGCGGTGACCGGACCCTGACGCTGGAGCGCATCGTCGCGGAGAGCGACGTCCTTGTCGCCGGTATCGACGGCGGCGGTTTGGACGACCTGCTCTCGCTGTCGGTGATCGGCCGTCACCGGCAGACCCGCGCCTGGCTGCACTGGTCGCACTCGTGGGCACATGAGGTCGCGCTGGAGCGGAGGAAGAGCGAGGCCGGCGCGCTGCGCGACTTCGGGCGCGAGGGAGACCTCACCGTCGTCGCCGACATGAGCGAGGCCTTCGCCGACCTGGCGATGCGCTGCGGCGCACTCTACGCAAGCGGCCTGCTCGCTCACATCGGGCTCGACCCGGCCGGAGTCGGGTTGATCGTGGAGGCGATCGCCGCCGAGGGCATGCCGGCGGAGGCGCCGTTCCTCGTCGGCGTGTCTCAGGGGTGGCCGCTGCAGGGGGCGATCAAGACCGCCGAGGTCAAGGTTTCCACCGGCGAACTTCTGCACTGCGGTCAGCGGATCATGGCGTGGGCCGTGGGGAATGCGAAGACCGAGGTCAGGGGCAACGCGCTCACCATCACGAAACAGGCCTCCGGCACGGGAAAGATCGACCCGCTGATGTCCCTCTTCGACGCGGTGGCTCTGATGACGAAGAACCCGAGTGCGGCGACCTCATATCTCGAAACCGCCGATCTGGTTGTCGTCTGATGTTCGGATGGTTCTCCCGCCGATCGGCGGCTCCGACGAAGACCATCGACCAGCTGATCGGGGAGCATGGCAGTTTCACGTCGCTGGGCAGCGTCGGCTTCGCCGTGACCACGACCGCGGCGATGCAGGTCGCCACGGTGATGGCGTGCGTCAAGGTGATCGCCGACGGCTGCGCGACGCCGGAGCTCCACGTCTACCGGGATGCCGGCGGCAAGCGGAAGCTCGCGACCGACGTTCCCGAGTACCGATTGCTGAACCGCCGCCCGAACGAGTGGCAATCCAGCCTCGAATTCCGGCGCACCATGACGATGCACGCGGCCCTGACGGGCAACGCCGTCGCGATCAAGGTGAGGGTCGACGGCAGGACCGTGGAGTTGATCCCGCTGCCACCTGGCAGTTTCTCGATAGAGCGGCCGGCGCGGTACCGCACACTCTACCGCTGCTACGACGAGTTCGGCCACCTCGGCGACTTCGGCCCGGAGGACGTGTTCCATCTGCCGGCCTGGCAGTGGGAGGTGGTGAGGGGCCTCGATGCCCTGCGCCTCGCGCGAGCCGCGGTCGGCCTCTCGATCGCGGCCGAAGAAACGCAGGGTGCCCTTCACCGCAATGGCGGCCGCCCGTCCGGCGTGCTGTCGACGGACAAGACCACCTCACCGGAGGCCGTCGAGCGGCTGCGCCTGGCGTGGAGAAAGTTCACGCAGGAAGGGAGGAGCGGGACCGCCATTCTCGACAACGGCTTCACGTACAAGCCGCTGGTGCAGACGGGCGTGGAGGGCCAGCACCTCGAAACGAGACGGTTCCAGGTGGAGGAGATCTGCCGGGCCTTCGGCGTCTTCCCGATCATGATCGGCCACTCGGACAAGGCGGCGACCTTCGCCTCGACGGAGGCCTTCTTCGGGGCTCACGTGCGGCACACGCTGATGCCCTGGTGGCAGCTCTGGCGGCAGCGGCTCGACGAGTTCGTTCTCGACGGCGCTGGCCCGCTCTTCACCGACTTCGACGGTCGATACCTGCTCGCCGGCTCCGTGAAGGACCGCGCGATGTGGGCTCGGACCATGACGGAGATGGGCATCTACACCCGAAACGAGATTCGTGAGGAGGAGGGCCGCGACCCGCTGCCCGGCCTCGATGAGCCACTGACGCCCATGAACATGTCGAAGACTGGCGCGGCGAGGTCCGACGACCAGGGGAGCAGCGACAATGCCCCATGAACTGAAAGGCCGGACCGAGCATCTGGTGTGCTCGCTGGAGGTCAAGGCTACCGACGACGAAGGCACGATCGATGGCTACGGCTCGGTGTTCAACACCCGGGACCTTTACGACGACATCGTCGCACCGGGAGCATTCGCGGCGACCATCGAGGCACACCGCAAGGCCGGGACCATGCCGGCGATGCTCTGGCAGCACGACTCCGCGGCGCCGATCGGCGTGTGGACGGAGATCGCGGAAGACAAACGCGGGCTGAAGCTGGCTGGCCGGATCGCCACGGGGACCACGAAGGGCCGCGAGGCTCTCGACCTCCTGCGGATCGGCGCCCTGAAGGGGCTCAGCATCGGCTTCGTATCGAAGAAGTGGTCGTTCGACCGTGAGAAAGAGGTCCGGACCCTCACCGAAGTCGAGTTGTGGGAAGTGTCACTCGTGACCTTTCCGGCCAACCCCAAGGCCTCCGTCACGACCGTGAAGGGCGCCGGGTTCGAGGACATCGAGACGCCGCGGGATGCGGAACGCTGGCTGCGCGAGGCCGCCGGCATGTCTCGTGACGAGGCGAAGACCATCGTGTCGCGCCTCATGAAGCTGGGAGCCGACCGGCGGGACGCCGGGGAGTCCTACCAGCGTCTGCAGCAGGCAGCCGATCGGCTGCTCTCGAAGTTCACCAGTTCAGGAGCTTGACCATGAACACGAACACGATGGAGCGGGACTTCGCCGCTCTTCGCCGCGGCCTCGAGGCCGGCGTCGCCCTGGAGCGACGTGAGGCGCCGGATGCCACGAAGCTCACCGAGACGATCGACAGGATCGGGTCGGCCTTCGAGGAGTACAAGAAGGCGAACGACCAGGCGCTGGCCGAGGTCCGCAAGCAGGGTGGGGTGTCGCCCGAGACGGAGGCGAAGCTCGCCGCGATCAACAAGGAGCTCGACCAGCTCGGTTCGATCAAGAGCCGACTGGAGAAGCTCGAAACGCGGGAGGCCCGGCCCGTCGGCCGCCCTCTTCCCGGAGAAAGGCGTGAGGTGAGCCCAGCCGAGCGGGAGCACCGCGACGC